AACTTTGACTTTTGGAAATGGAGGGAATCCACCAACTAGTGCACGGGCCTTGATGATCTTGTCATCAAATTTTTGACCATTATGGGCAACGATTGCATCAGCATTTTCATACACATCGAATAGAGTTGCGACAATTCGACTATCATCACCGGCTTCAATTTCTTCAGGGGTTAGGCTGACAGAGTTAACCTTGTCTTCGCCGATCCATCGCCATGATGCACATAGGATATAATGACCGCCTTTGATGATGTTGTTTTGACTTAGGTTGACATTGAATCGGCTGAATGTCAAAGCAATCTCTGCAGCAGTTTCTAAGTCAAGTACTGCGATTTTTGCACCGACACTTAGCTGAGTGTTTTCCGGTAGGGGAATAGACAATGTTTTCCGGTAATCATTGACGACTGTTTTACCACAGCCAACTGCTGCGGCAATTTGACGACTGGATAGTCCTTCCGTCAATAGTTCCTCAATTTTTTTGATCGTTTCGTCAGATAGTTTCATAAATTTTGTGCTCCGCCGAATCGATCAGTCAACTCGGAATAAACACTGTTCCTTTCTAGGTTTATTTTTCAAGTATATACAAGTTGGATTCAAAATGCAACTGTTTTTTGTGGTATATGTCTTGGATTTGGGTTATTTATTTGTTCCAAACTTGCGCATATACTGTGCATACATGATATCGGCACACTGCAGGTTGGTCAGGTGCTTGAGTTTTTCAATCAATGCCGGATTTTGAATGTCCCTCAGTGCAAGACGTTTGCCAGATTCAATAATTCTCTGGGCACGTTCTTCAATTGACTTTGAATCACAGTACTCGTCCATGATCAAAAGATGTCTCTTGCATTCCTCTAGTCGGACTGGATCGGAATACAATTCTTTGACTCCAAGGAATGCCATATAGTCGTTGTAGCACTTAACGAAGTCTGGATCATGATTTGTCTGCATTATTTCTTTCCACCATTCGATCAACTATCGCCCTCAGTTCGGCGTGACCTTGTTCGAAGAATCGATTGAGGTCGTCCGCCGTTTTTACTTTTTTCATACGTTCCCTGCGAGCAGGGTCATTGAGTTCTCGCATTTGTGCAATAATTTCCGATGCAGTACGGATGTCTTCTACCTCATGGTCAATAGAGTTGCAAATGGAATTGTTAGCTTTCATTGAATCAACGATAGATCGCATTTCGGCAATTCCAGATTCCATACTGTCGTTGAACTCTACGGGCGACATCTTGTTGATTCGCTCAATTCTCTCGGACGTAATATACTCGCGCATTCGCTCAAGTATCTCATCCACCGTTCGGGCGTCTTCTAGATCATCAAGTTGCTTTTTATCAGACATATCATTTCTTCTGCTCTGAGTTGACTTCCATTTTGGCAAGAATACGGTCGCATTGCACCAGACTCTCACGGAAAAATACAGAATAATCCTCAACAGTTTGCATCTTGCGCATTTTCTCAACATCCTCTGGGCTACTAAGACTCCGCAAATGCGCCAGTATTTCTGCTGCAGATCTGGCGTCTTCTATATCATTTCTTTGGGGTTTATCAGTCATAGAGGTACTTGAACAGATTATCCGTTGAATATTTCACAAAATGAAACGGGCAATACCCAATTAAAGAGTATCACCCATTTTTGACTCAATCAATCCGAGCATCATCAAGACCAGCAACCCGAAGTTTGACAATGTCACTGACTCGCCAATTCAAAGTGTCAAATCCCTTGATAAGACCCAACCAATAGTTTCTAGTCAGGGCCATCTCATTGATCAACTTTTGAAGAGAGACAACTTCCAAATCCCCATCCACATACTTCTCGGCATCACGACTTGTCATGGCCCGATTGTAATGCTCCAGAAACTTCCTGAATTTATCACTCCGAAGCTTTCGAAGATCAATATTCAGATGTTCAAGAATGGCTTCAATGCACTGGAGTTGACTGAATCGCTTCTCGAAAAGTCCGGGAAGATTTTTCTCGATGGTTTCAATACTTCCCCGAACCTTCAATTCCATTCTGGCTTGATCCAGTTCGGATTCATAAAATTCAATGCATGCCGGTAACTCCGAAATGTCAGAAGTCACTGCATGAAACCAATTTTTATTCATAGTCATCCATGCTGTCCATACCGCCTTCATATGGATCATCTTCCATGCATTCTTCCTCCAAGTCCACGGGCCAAAGCTCCGCGAATGCAGCATCCAATGCACGATCCTCACCCTTCACTTCTTGAATGGCGGCTTCAATGTCAATAAATTCCTCGGATTGACGAACATACGAAATTGCAGCCTCGGCTAATTCCTTCTTAGGAATATAAGGCTTCACGCTTAGCCATAGATTTAGTAAAAGTTCGCTGTCTTGAATCATATTTTCTCCTGTCTTAAAAATGATTTCTAATTTAATTATACCGAAATTTAGGGGTCCATGCAAGCACTAAGTTGCCGCTGTCCCATATTCTGTCCCACTCACGCGACTGCATGATGTCCCATTCCGTTAATGATGGGTCCTTCTTTGATTCCACCTCAATGGCAGTCTTAAAGATTTGCGGATCATGCAATGAATAGTAGTCACCAGTATACTGATAATTTATCTGAATTGGATTGTCCGTTTTGGCAAACCCAATATCCTCCAACTTTTTAGAAGAGAAATACTGAAGATCGAGCCTGTATGTTACTTTCACCGGATTGACCATTGAAATGAACTGTTGGAAAATGGTCAGGAGACCATCCGCCACAGTTGTTCCATATTTTGTAGCATATTGATCTAGCACCCATTCACCTTCATCCACTTTTGAAAATGCCATTAATTGCACCAACTCATCCGCATGATACAGCCCAATCATTATATCAACATTTTCTTTTAGGTTTTTGATGGCATGTTCTTTGCAGAATGCAAAAGCATCATCGAAGCAGACTTCGGCTGTTCGGCAGTCTGTCGCCATGATTGAACATTCTGACATGCCCAGTCTATCCAGAATCAAACTTCTCACTGCATTCTTTTTCTTCAAGTATACAGTGCTGCAGATTTGAATCAATTCTATTCCTGCATTTTCGCAATCAACAAACTTATCCCTATGATACGATGGCGGCTTTCGTCCGTTAAGTTCTGAGTGATGATATGATCCATTGTACTCAATCCCAAATTTGAAGTCTGGAAGATAGATGTCAATTTCCTTGGGAGGAATCACTTTTCTTGTATTTTTGATTGCAGACAGTCCAATGGATTGAATCCACTCAAAAATCTCTTCTTGCATCGCCGACCCGTGACCCAGCTTCATAGTTTCAACTAGGTCGTATTGTTTTGCATAGTTGGAAATAGTGAAGGCTGATGTGTTTAACACAGTAGCAACATATTCATAACTTCTATCCTTCACTATTTCAGCAAACTTTTCTTTGTCTTGAAGAATCGCCAATGTTTCTGGTGACAAAAATCTCTGGCCGATATATCGGTACCCAAGCGTCTCCTCTCGATGTTGCCGAATTTGCTCTTGATGTTCGTGGGAATCGAAATAGTTTTTTACCCCATATCTTTCTAGCATAGTGGCCTTAGTTTTTGCTGCGGCCTCTTCCCCATAAAGGGCACACACTGTTCCATATTTTTCTAAGTTAGTTGCCTTAGCTTTGTCATTCACAATTTTAGATTTCTTTGGGTGTAGGACCCCGTAATTTTTCATACTGGTCTCCGAAATTCTGTCTGCATGGCCCGGTATTTCCCACAATGAATCAACCCCATATCGTTCTCGAATGGTAGCATTCGTTTTCTGCAAATGATCAGACATCTGGAATGGATTCTTCACCCCATATCTCTCCATGTTCGTTTTCTCTGCTGCCAGTTTTCGCTTTTCTTTTTGTTCTGGAGTTTCTTTACTCGCAGTCTCTTTCATTATCGCACTTCTCATCTCGAAGTAGCATGCACATTCTTTATTCGGAGAGCACGCATTGAAGAATCCAAACGGGAATTGCTTGAAGTTTTTATGTTTTCCATTGGCACAAAATGGAGATATTCCGGTTATAGCAACATGCAGGATTTCGCCAACATTAAAAGGCTCCACCCCGGGATAAAGGTCATTCCAGTATTCCCTTAGTAGAGCCTTATGGGCATGTTTTGCCATCCATGCCTTGGCATCAGGAATGCTCAGTTTCCTAAGCATTCCTTCCAGTTGTTGCCTTTCGGCCCCGGTCATTCTTCGATAGATGGTTGCGCTGGCATGTCGTCACCCAGATTATCAGAGGCATCTTCCTCTTCTACCTTCTTATTGGCGGCTTCTTTGATCGCTTCCTTCTCGTGGAATTCTTTCATGACCAAATCAAAGATACCATCCGTGTTGCGGTTCCATTCTTTACGGAAATATTTGTGAATTTCCCCACTAAGATCGGTATAGCAATAACGATTGCCTTCTTTGGTGATCAATTGACGGCGCTCCAATAGATCGAATAGACCACTAGTTGGCTTCATGCCAGTATTGAAGGGGATTTGAACCTCAATGGCTTCGAACGGTTTTGCATAACGTGTCTTTTGCACATTGCAACCAGAACGAATGCCATTCACGGTTGTTGTCTTGTCGCCATCTTCATCTTCTTTCAGTTTCAACTTCTTCATTGCCACAACAATACTTGCAGCAAAGATTGTACCCTGACCACCACTAATGATTTGGTCTGGATTGTATTGATCTTGACTTGCATATGTGTGGTTTGTTGCAACAATACCGATATCTAGATCACCAATCATGTTTACACAATTACGCACAAGGGCGTTTAGTGCTTTAGGCTTACGACCCAGATCGCCGCGAGAAAGTGCGCCCTCATTAAATTGATTTTGATCGGTGGGCGTCATCAACATACCAAGAGAGTCAATTACGAACAAAACCTTCGGGCGCTCATCCTCTGGAACTTCACGATATTCTTTAACAAATTGACTAATCGTAGAACCGACATCATCGATCATTGCCATATTCAACTTCAGCAATTTTTCTGGTGATGTGTCAACACCCAAATTGTGCAACCATGTCTCGTCCAATGCGTTTTCACTATCGATGATCACGACGAAGATTCCTTGACGCTGTGCATCCTTGACTAGATTACCAGAGCAAATGTAGGACTTACCGCTATTGTGGCTGCAGAATCCATCACCATAATAGCGGTGATTGTCGTGCATGATTTCAAAGTCAAAGCATTCCGCTTCTGGAATATGTTCAACTCCTGTAATCTCTTCGACACCATCCACTGTGATAACCATATCACCAACCGCCAATGCAGCGGCAGGCATCCATTGTTCATCATCTTTTTGAATCAAATGGTTATGTGCACAATCGGATGAACGATTCGCAGTGCTCACCTTCACCATGGGCAATACACCTTTGTCGAACCATTTGCCCAACTTCTGGTAGCCATCCGGAGTATTCAATTGAATGTCAGTGATGGATGAATCATCTTTCATCTTCTTCAATTCACCAACCGTGACGGTCATCGTTTCAACTGACGATGTGGACACGGTGGTCCATTTTGCTTCAACAGTTGCAGTCTCTGGTAGACAACCAGACTCCCCGGCAAACATTGTGAACTTACCTAGTGGGACACCTTTATAGAAATCATTGCTGATCAAATAGTTCAAGGCGTAGTTGCCAGTACTAATCCAAGTGCTGGGGTCACGGAATCCAACACTGATACCCTCAATACTTTTTGTGAGGGTTTTTCTAAACTTACTTACATCAAATGGTTTTGCCATATCATTTTCCTTATATGTTATTCTTTCTCATCCAATTTATTCTCTACATGCTGAAATAACCGAGGATACCCATTCAATGCATTCTTCATATCAGATTCAGTCGGATAATGTCTTAGACACCATTTCGCGGAATCTTTAATTTCAAAAGGCACACGGGGATTCTCCAATAGTTCTTGAAGCAATTTGCCGGTCTCAATGACGGCATGATACCTCTCTGTGGGTAGAGTCATGTATAGAATAATTATGGATTGAACTGAAAAGGGGAACTCAACATTCCCCTTTTTGTTTCACAGATTACGCAGCGTTACGGTTGCGAATTTTAGCGAGTAGATCGTCCACGCTTGCTTTTGGAGCGGCAGCAGCAGGTGCAGCGGCAACAGGTGCTTCATATTGCTGACCGGCTTCTGGCATATCATCTGGATCGATATATTGCGCGGCAGGGGCAGCAACAGGAGCAGCAGCCACTGGGGCTTGTGCAGCAGCAGCGGGTGTACGGTTCGTGGAATATGTGGAATTACCACCTTCTTCACGATAGCCATAAGGCTTGTAGTACTGTGCCCAACGTGCTGGATCATACAATTCACCTTCGCATGATGCCTCGAACATTTCAATGATGGCATTCAACTCATCAGAGTTTGGCTTCTTGGGCATGGAGTCATTCAAGTTGTACAAACCAAATTTTGCAATGGCTTCCAATTCTTGCTCATTCAAGCTACGCTCTTTACGAGCCCATGAAGAAGTAGCATAGTCAGCATACTGACCTTTCGTGGTTTTCACCAAACGGAAATCAGTACCATTCAAGTAATCGGTTGGATTGTTTTCCATTTCAGGATCAATGATTGCATTTCGAATGATACCGAAGATGGTGGTATTGATGATGAATTTTCGAATAGGAGATTCGGGTTGATCATCAGCCAAAGGATTGGTAGGAACAAAGCCATTGAATAGGTAGCTCTTTTTCTTCCAGTATTTACGGGCCATGTCTTCCATGCCTGCTTCTTTAAACCATGGGCGAATGACAGCATGCACGGGGCATGGTTCATTCCACATTTCAATGCATGGAACTTTAATTTCCACGGGTTTGTTGATATCACCACCCTTGATGCCGGGGAAAGCAATATTGATCATCTGACGTTCGCGCCAGAAGTATTCATTGGTTTCGTCTTGATCGGGGAGGAATCGTAGAACAGCAGTGGAACCTGTTGGGATGTTCCAGAAAGGATATAGTTGATTATCCTTGCCGCCAGATTTATTTCCCTGTGGGGCTTGCTTTTCAGCGTCTGCTAGTAGTTTTGCACGAAGTGCTGCCATTGATAGTGCCATAGTTTGTTTTCCTTTATTTGCCTGAGTTGTGTTTAAAATATTTGCCAAGATAATGCCCACACCATGCGAGCATTAACGAATTTTACCGGAGGTGACTGGCCGGTGTCAACAATTATTTGCAAGAAAATTACTTTTTTGCTAGAATCGCTGACGTGGAGTACTTCGAAATAGATTCTGATATCCCACCCAGTACATTGTCAGTCACGCTAACGTGCCTAACATGTTCGTTTTTGATCACTTTCGCCTTACGGATTAAAGTTCTCAAAACTTCGACCACTGAATCTTTTTGTGTTGGATTCAATGAATCATAGTTATTTAGCAATTGCTCAACCTTGGAACGTAGATCAGTATTGATCATATGTTTTAGCAAGTATTGTGCAACATGCTTATTTCTCACATCCGAATTACCGAATTTCAAATTCTTCGGATGGTCCGGATCAGTGTCATCCATATCGGATAACTCAACAATCTTGAAATTATTGATTGCAGCGACGAGTTCCGTCAAACTGTTCTCAATACTTTCTTGTAAATTGTTCCCGTCTAGCAATTCTAACACGAATGGAAGTGCATTGTCAACAACTTGATTCACACTTTTTTTCGTGAAGTTGTTCTTTACATCTGTCAATCGCTCAGAATCTTGAATACCGGATAGAAGCATGATTGAATCAAGGCCTCTGCCAGTCTTCATTGCCTTGCCAATTTGCGATGCACGTTCTTGTGCCAATTCCACCAACTTCGCGGTTTCTTCATTCACAAAGTTAGAACGATTTGCATGAGACACAAATTTCTTGAGTGCAATATACTGCTCAGCCATCTTAATCAATGACTGTCCTTTTTCATCGTATGGATGTCCACCGTTGTTGACATGCTGTGCCAATGCACGGGCACCCGCCAAATACTTGAATGGATACGCAAAGCGCTCACCTTTATTATTGTCAATAAAAATGCCCTGAATGCTTCGACTTCTTGCACCCTTGATTTCTTCGTTTACTGACTTAGTATGACGGATGATGATTTTAGCATTTTCCATCTTCTGGTATGACGATTTCGTCGTGCCAGTCATATTGACAGATTCCGTGATGTTCTCGGATTCTGGTTCAAATTTACCTTTGTTACCAATAGCAGACTTGATCTGGGTTGGAGACCATGCAACGAAAATTTTACCTCCAAATCCATCCGTAATGAATCCGTCATATCCGGTAAAAACAATCAACGCCTTTAGGAACTCTGGGTCATATCCTCTCCAGAAATCATTTGAAATAAAATTAATCTGATCCAGTGCACTATCCTGATACGCAAATCCAGCCACTGCATCTTTTAGAACTTTGTGCTCACCGTAGTGGTCAATGTCCCCGAAATTCATCAACGAGTCTCGATATACCGGCGATGCTTTCAATAATTTTTCGACAATTTTGGCACTGAATGGTTTCGTTTTTTCATTCATTGGCTTCGTGATTCGCACATACAGGGGCATGATGCTACCAGACGATCCGGTATATTGGCCCGCCAATTCTGGACTCTGGGCCATATAATACCCCGTGCCATATTGATCCACCCCCTGCTCACTTGTTCGGTGAGATAGACTGAACGCATTGAAATCTCCAGTAGTGCCATGATAAACTACCAATGGATTCCCATTTTTGTCAACCACTTTGCTATTTTTGAACCAAGATTTGAATTCTGGTGTTTCGGTTTGTGATTTAGCTGATTCAGTGATATCTGCACTGGATGAATCAAATTTTCCAGAGTTGCCAATCGCAGACTTGATTTGAGTTGACTCAAACACAATATATTCAACCGTGTCAAGTCCACCCCACCCCAATTTCTGTCCATCGAAAATCACACCATCATATTCACCACCCTGTTGAATAGAATCAATACAGGCTTGATCCATGATTTGGGGGAATTCTCTGCTACCATCCGCGAATACTTCTCTGGCCCATTCTAGTGACACTTTGTCGTCAATGATCAATGGCTTTGTCATCTTCAGGTACACCGGCATCACATTGGTACCTTCACGGAATTTCCCGTTTCTGCCACCAATATTGTGGAATGCAGGCTGCTTATCACTACTTGGTGTAAAGTAGATCGCATCATTCTTGAATTCTGAAAAATCAGACGTAGTTGCATGATAGACCACCATCGGGTCACCATTTTTGTCAACTACTTTACTATTACCAAACCAAGCCTTGAATTCAGGCGTGTCAGGTTGAGCAATCTTGGTAGACACTTGAACATCTTCATTTACACCCTGAAATGCAAAATCCTTTGGCTCCAACTTCTTGCCATAGTTCTTCACAGTGCATGTCAACAAATAATGCTTGGCAGTCTGTTTGACAGCATCAATCAAATCCTTCACATCATCATATCGCTGGTTATTACCGACCGAAAGGGAAATAGTACCCTCCAACCGGTTATAATAAACCATACTATGTTTACTTTTGATGTAAAATCTGACAGCCTCATTGGGGTCCAATGTCTTTTTGCCATTTTCATTGCCCATGATAATGGCGTGACCCGATCCAACTAGGATATCGAATAGTCTGTTTGATACGTTTTGTGTGTTGATGCTCATGCGTTTATTTATCTGATTTTCCTAGAATTGTACCACTTTTAAAGCATCCCAATCGGCATGGGCATCACAATTTCAGATGTACTATTGTCCTCTTGCAAGCGCTCAAACAAGTTCTGATCCCAATTGACCAACACTTGAATCAAACGAACCACCAACAATGTCGCCATGACCAAGTCGTCAGTCTCCCCGGTTTTTGCAGCAAAACTCATGCCACTGGCAATAAAGTTCTTCATCTCACGAATCAAATTCTTACTCAATACCTTCATTTTATCCGATTCAATCCAGTACTTGAACTTAGAACATGCAGCAATCTTGGCCTTATGAGTAGTGGCAAATCCCTTCCTTGCCTTGCCGGGTTCAGATAAGAAAATTCCCGGAATGTTCTCCTCCCCCATGTCCGTGATCGCCATCAATGCCGCTTCACCAATAGAATTGTTCTCCACACTCCAGTAGATTTCACCCTTTAACTTTTGTGTCTTGATTTCATGATCAATGTAGGCAAGAATATCCCGAATAATCCTGAGCTGACCCCGAATATCCGTCTTATTGTGCTGCCACTCCGCAACTTGCAGCATCTCCGGCAATTGAAACACCTGAATGGCAGCATTGTCTCCACCCGTGCCCAATGACGGGTCCCACCCTAATACATACGATTTCGATCCATCAATCGGCCTGTAATATCTCACCTGCCCAGCTTTTAGGAGTGGGTCTTCTGATTTTAATTGTCCGAGTTTGATACTACCAATCAACGTTTCCTCGGCAGTAATGAATTTACATTCGATTTCTCGTTCCCATTTTTCATCACCCAACTCTGCTCGCATCCTTGCGGCCCATTTCTCATCTTGGTCAGGGTGTTCGGACCAGTGTGCAGTAAAAGCTTTAAACCCATTAATACCAACATCTGTTTCATTTCCGTATTCATCAATGGTAATGTTGGCCTTTTTCCATATTTCAGAAAATTTGTCGCCATCGCCGTTTGGGGTGCTGGTAATAATAAATTTACCACCGCGAGACAATGTTGGTGTAATAGATGCAATGAATGAATTTATAATATTAGGCTTAATGAACGCGATCTCATCACACTGATGTGAATATACATTATTGGCAATAATAACATGATTATCCGCATTAAAAATATCAAATGTATCTGATAATACTAATTCATTTATATTAATAATTTTTAATAATCCAGTATTACTATCGATATAATCGTTGACACATAACTCGGAAACCTTTACCTCTGAACCATCAGAGAAAAATCGATGTTCGTTCGTTGCGGTAATGCTTGTTCCATCTTCGAAAGTGATGCATCTTGATTCTTTATTTGCACCCTTGTTGAAAATAATTCCCTCAAAGTTTTCCCATCCATTCGGGGTTAGGATTTCATACTCTGTATTATTAGCATAATTTTGCTGCATATAGCTTCTCCAATAGGTATGCGGCACTAGAAACCGCATTATTTACTATATCCGTACTAATCAATGACATAGTAAAATTTAATTTAGTCAAGTATTTAAACATTGTACCCTCCGATTAGTCCACTGGCCCTTGCTTCATATAATCGTTCCATTACGTATGCCCCATTAGGTGAAATATTGTTAGCCGCATCTTCGTGTATGCATTGCATGACAAAATCAAATTCAATTTTTGATTTTTCGGGCGTGTAACTGCACCTTTCATATAATTCTCCTAATGTAATATCACACTTAGACCGTTTTTTGACGTTTTTATGCCATTCTAGCATTCTCAGATTTTCACGATGCCCGATTACAAGCGGACTAACTCCATTCATGAGACCTTGCTGCACTGAGTATATATGATCAATTTGCCATGCATCCCTTGTTCCAGCAAGACCAGTCTTATACCCATGTACAAGTTCTTCTTTGTATCGGTTAGTCAAATATAGAACTACCATTCGATACCGATACAAGTCATTCTTTGATTCAGGCGGAAGAATTAGACCGCGATCCACTTTGGTTTGGTTCCCAACAATAATTGCCCTTGATGCCAACTGACTATATCCATTATTTCCATGCTCATCGATATTACTCAAGTGAGTGGCGCGAGTCTTTTGGCCCTTCATTTGATATCCAGATAGCCCCGTCACCGGATCAATAGTGGATAGTGTCACCCGTGCTGAAATAGTGCTGATTGCATGCTTTGTTAATCCGGTCTCTTCGTCGATTTGACTCAACCCATTTTTTATATTTTCAGCACCACGTTTCGCAATTTTTTGAATATCTGGATACATTGTGTCATATTCTTCCACTGTCATTTTCAAAACATTTCGAATATACATCCCCTTAATCATCATTAGTCGAACACCACTGTGAGGGCATACTACGTAGTCGTATCCTAGGATGGCATCTGGCTGATATAAGTGCTCATTCCTTTTATACGAATAAATTAGATAATCCTTGACTCGTTTAACGTCTTTGTATTTTGATTCATCGTATAACTCGGTGGTTACAATTGATAGAATTTCGGCATTCCGTTTCATTAGATTACCAGACGTTTCCTTCAACGAATACCCCCGTTTACTATTAATGAATCTGGCAGGCTTGCCGAATGCATCTGTTTTTATTTCAGTAATGTTATTTAAAATACAGTAGATTCTTTCTGATACAGATGCATCCTGCGTGGTTCGCGTATCCAAAAATTTGGTGAAGTCAACAATTGCATCAAGCAAAGTGGGATTAACGCCTTTAATAATAGCGGTGATATTCCCTGCATTTCCTTTTCCAGCACACTTATCAATTATAGAGGTCAATTGATCCAAATATTTAAACATTGACTGCCTCCCCATCACTAATTACGATAGCATTTGGGGATAGTCTTGCATATAATTGTGCTAGGGTAATATCCTCTTCAATCTTGGTCTCCTTATGCCTAATTTTTACGGTAGTCTCGCCATCCAAACAATACAATAGTGAAATAGACATACCACGTCCAGTATTTTCAGTCGTGGTGGTTGCAACAATACGACTGCCATTGTCAAATTCGATGGAGCCCTTGTTATATGACACCGCACCGGCCTTAATATGGTTTGGGCATGCTTCGAATGCGTGCCGGACCCTGACCATGATCTCCTGAGCGCCAGAAAATTTGTGCGCAGCGATCAAAACCGTTGCATCGCTGTTAAACATTGCGTACCATAATAGGTATCCAGCAGCGGTCGTAGTTTTGCCTGCTTGTCTGAAGATATTAATAATGCTTCTATTGTAACTATTGTAAACCCTTGCCATCTTTCTTTGGTACTCGTATGGCTGATAGTTTACGCATCCTCTGGTCGGATGCTGAATCATGAAGAAGTTATCCATGAAATACTGATATCCATTTTCTGGGTCGCAGCACTTTACAAACTCCTCTAACTCAGTCTGATTATTGAAGACTGTCTTACTGTATGGGGCTTTAATTAATTTTGGTTGATCATTATTACTCATGTTATTATTTAATTGTTCTAGTGGGTATCGTCAATTTCGCGATGATACCCACGCTCTCGGATCATTGTAGAAATGAATCCATCATTTCTGGCAGTATTTCTCAAGTGATTTAGTGGTCTCCTTGAGTTCTTTGCGCTGGGACGTGTCCATCTTCACTGAAAACTGATCGATAACTGAAACCAAGTCACGTGTCAGCTCTGTTGGGAAGTCTTCTTCTCGGGTAGCGTTGATGACCACAATTTCGGTTTCAAACTTCGAAAAGATATTTTTAAAATATCCATATCCGAATCGTGCCAAACGATCCTTGGAAGTGATATATACTTTCTCGACTTTATTTTCAATTACCAGTTGTACCAAGTCGTGCAGCGATTCCCTGTCTTCGTCCATCCCGGATGCCACTTCTTCAAAAATTTGATCAGGCACTACGCCACGGGATACCATAAACCCGGTAATCATTTTTACCTGAGCCTGAAGGTCGGATGTTTGATTTTTCGTCGAAACACGGGCATAGACCACATTCATGCGTGGCTCCGCACTAGCGGCATCGACTCTGCTCGAAACTGAATCAATATCATATTCCACTTTCTTTGCAGAATGCGCCTTAAATGCGATTTTCCCCTCGTCTTTCCAATTTTTGAGGGTAGTTTTGGTGATTTTGAAGTGCTTACAGGCTTCGCCGGATGATTTGTAGTTCATAATACATTTTTCCTTTTACGTTATGAGTTGAATCTTACATTGATATGTTATTTATGTATTTTACAAAGTTTTCATGATGAAGTCAACGCATTTCTGAATTACTCCATCTCTATAATGTTTAAAGTCGTATTCTGCTATATGCAAAATATCGTATCCCATTTCTTGAATATCAGCATCCCGGCGTTCTTCTTTCTCTGGGTCGTATCTTTCAGGAGAATGCCAGTATGTGCCATCGAATTCAATAACTTTCTTTTTATCTAGCATAATGAAATCGGGTC